AATGTTCGAGCTACTGACTTTGTTCCTCACGGGCGGAGGATCTGCCGCGATGGGAGTATTCTGAAAGGCGTATTTGGGGCAATGACGGATGCACGCCAACAGAAGTACGAAATGGAGATGGCGAGGGAGGCAAGAAGCAATGAATTCGCGATTCAATTTCAACAAGCGCTTAATAGCGGACCTAGTGGAGCTTTCACTCGTGCTACTCGTCGCATGCTTGCTCTTATCGGGATGTCAACACTCTCGTTCATCACCTGCATCACGACAATCTACCCAAGCATTCCGCTCATCAGTACAACAAACATTACCGGGGAAGGAAAAAAAGAGTTTCTTTTCGGACTTATCAGTTTTCCAGCAGAGCAAGCCCCTTTGGTCGTTACAACGGGACATATCGCTCTCTTTGAAGCAACCGTAGTTTTACCCCTTATCATTGGATTTTATTTTACACCTGGAGGACGCAGATAAAATGATCGACAGAGACGCACTTTTCGGAATCGGAGGAACGCTGGCTACATTTAGCTTTGGATCTTTGCACGAAGTGATCGGAGTTATCGCAGGTACGCTCACCATCGTATTCATGTCCTTCAAGATTTGGCAGGAGATCAAGAAGAGAAAATGAGTCGGTATCGTTCATACGGCAATCTAGATGACCAGGTTCAATCAGAAGGTGATCGTGGATTTCGGGGGATAGATTCCTACAAAGAGAAGACAAGTCTAGAAGGTGGCTTCGTTGAGAAGTCCGAGAACATGCGTCTGATTGGTGACTTGGCTGAGACACGCAAGGGTATCGACTTCTTGGCAGGTAGCGTAACCTTGACCTACAGTGCCGGAACAGAACAAGTCTTTGCTTCAACCTTATTCAGCTCACCAGCAACGGGTGTAGAATTCGTAGTAGTTGCAACCCGTACCAAGGCAATCATTTGGAATGACGCAAACAACTCAGGCATTGCGATTGACTACCCCGGTGGTGAGGTAGTGGCAGCAGGAGACGGTGCATCTTTTGTGCAGTCGATGGAAAAGTTGATTTTGTTTCGTGGCAAGAACAAGACCCCGCTCGAATGGGATGGTGATTATTCAAGCCCGACTGACTTCGTAGTCAAAGCAAACGCTTCACCTGGTGCGGGTAGAATTCAATGTCCCAATACCGACTTTGGCGTATTCTTTAGGAACCGTCTGATTATCCCGCAACCAACGGATTCAGCTTACTCGTTGATAATGAGTGATTTGCTAGACACGGATAACTACTATCCCGCAGAATCGCAATTCAGAATCTCAAAGGGTTCAGCCGATTTTCTCGTAGGCTTTTACCCGTACCAAGAAGACCAGTTGATCGTGTTCATGCGCAATAGCATCCACATGATTAACAACATCGCGACCACCTCTGCCGCGAATACTTACGAGATCACCCGTCAGCATGGTTGCGTAGCTCGCAAGAGTATCGCACAGAGTGGACCTCAAACATTCTTTCTGTCGGATAACGGAGTTATCGTCCTGAGTCCTGGCACTGACCCCGCAAAAGGCTTGGGGGTAGCTATCAGTAAAGTATCGGGAGAAACAATTCCGATGACTCAGCAGATCCAAGATCAGTTCAGTGACGTAAACTTTGCCCACGCTGACAAGTCATGCGGAATCGTGTATGACAATAAATACTTTTTGGCCTGCCCCACGCTTAATTCTTCCGTTCCAAATGCCGTATTTGTGTACGACCTGTTGAGTTCATCTTGGATAAGCGTAGACAGTTACCCCGCAATGTCGGGTAGCCTGGCGTTCCATGTAGACGATTGGGTGGTATGTATGCACGACAATGGGGTTGACCCACCTAGACGCAGACTCTTCGCGTGCAACGACACGGGATGGTATCTCATGGAGGAGAACACGATTGACGATAGTGGACGAAAGATCGGGTCCACCTCGGAATCAGCACAGACCGCGATAGCCGGGAAACTCGTCACCCGTGCTTACACGCTTGGCAATCAGAACGTCAAACGATGGAGGCGTGGCCAACTCGGAGTGAACACGGTTGCATCTGATGCGTTTAACATCAAAGTCAATACGCTCGATCCTGACAAGTCCGAGACTGTTCTAAGCCACACGGCAGACTCAGAAGAAGAAGCACTCTTACGCTTCGGTACGGGACGCACACGGGGATATGGTGCGCAAGTCGAGATCAATGTCACAGCAGGAACCCCGTCCTTTCGTCACATCTCCTTGGACGCGATTGCAGATGGACTGAACATCAGAACGGAGGTTGCATAGTGGCCATCTCTGCATCAGTAACGCGCGGGTTTACGTACGCTACGGGGGTGGACATAACTGCCGCCAATCTCAACGAACTCGGAGTGCCTACCGTGACCATTGACGAATCAAACGTGAGCATCACGGGAGGCACCATAAGCGGGTTGTCTTCACCTATTGCAATTGCAGATGGTGGGACAGGAAGTGCAAACGCAACTGCCGCCAGGTCAGCACTAGGAGTTGGCACACTGGGAACCCAAGCAAGTGGTGCCATTGCCGTTACGGGTGGTACAATAAGTGGTACAATAATGACGCTCAAATCCTATGCAGTAAGTGGCGTGCCATCCGCATCACCCGCAGGGCAAATGATCTACGTTACGGATGGAAACGCAGGGGCCGCAACGGTTGCAGTCTCAGACGGATCGGCATGGAAAGTAGTAGCGTTGGGAGCAACGATAAGCACATGAATATCCTTGAGCAAACCAAGCAGTTCTACGACGAACTCGGCCTTGATATGTTCAAGGACATTACAATGTACTTGGGCTACGGATACGTATTTAAAACTCCCGACTCACTGCTGCTTGGCAAAGCGGTTAGAACGGATGACAAGACCCATCCGAGTTCTCAATGGGGGGTTAAAAACCCCAATGCATGGTATGTCCACATGGCAATAGGCAAGGTAGGGATTGCAGAATTCATCGAACGGATTCCATACGAGTTACCCTTCGTCGGATGGATGAGACATTTCAAAAACAAACCAGTAAAATTTTACGACTTTAATAGAATCAGTAGGAGGAAATAACAATGGGAAGTTCACCTGACATAAATTATCCGGCTCAACCGTCTTATGGCGAATCAATGGCCGAAGCTCTAAAAGCCCAAGCTGAATTCCTTAAAGGAACGGGAGACTTTGCTGGTGTCGGAAGCCTTGAAAGCTTATTGCCCTTGGAGGAGAGCATCCGAAAGAAAACCGCACAGACGGATACGGATATTCTTAGGCAGACATTGTTGGGAACCGAAACAGAAACCAAGGTTGTGCGTGATCCAAAGACGGGTAAGTTTGGCATTCCAACGGGGCAAGTGGTCACTAGTAGTACGGGAGTAAATCCTGGACGTTATCAAATGGTGAACATGGGGAGTACCGACATAGGAGGGAAAGGAATGCAACCCTCGCTAGAAATACTTGATACGCAAACGGGTGGCATAGTTGATCACAAGCAGATGTTGATTAACGATGGCTTAATCAAACCTTTCTCAGAAGCATATCCTACTTACGAAGAATTTAGACAATTAAGCAACTTGACTCCCGAAGGACAAGAATACGCAAAGCAAAAAGGGGAAACTGCTCTTAGACAAGAGTACGAGGCAGCCAAAAGCGACAATGGAATGGTGCAAACGTTGGAAGCGGCAAAATCCCCGGATGCCGCTGTAATTAGTTTAATCGCACAAGATCAATATGACCCCAAGGACGGGCAGAAATTCGGAGGGTTATCTAAAGGTTTCATGTCCCGTCAGTTCCAAAAGCTAAACAACGCAACTCCCACGGAAGTCGAGCAAACATTTAACTTTAATGATCCAAACACAGGCAAACCCATAGAGGACGGAAGAACTATCACTGTACGCGAAGGTGATGGAATGGTAGACTTGCTTGGAGATACTCGACTTGTACAAGAGTTTGATACGAAGACTGCAACCGCAGAAGACGTTGCACAAGGACTTGCAGAAGAAGTAGGTGATCAGTTTGTCGCACCATCTGATGATACAAGAAGAGCCGGATTCGATGACAAAGGAAACTTCCAGGGCTTATCCGTCCTAGCCGAAGACATCCAACGGGGTAACCTGTCCCGCCAACGTGAAGCCGACTTGCAGGATGTCTCGCGCTTATCCGGTCTGTACCAAGGAATCATGGAGGACTACAAGCCTGGCACGGCATCCGCCATGCAGGGTGCGAAGGATCTCATCGAGGAGCAAAAGGACAACCTACTTGCAGACGTCGGAATATCCGACCCCGCACAAGTCCAGTCCCAAGGAGTCCAAGCAGATCCGCTTAGACAAAACCTAATGACCCAAGCAAATGAAGCACTCGGTCAGGGACTGACTGACCGTGAGGAGCGTCTAATTTCCAATGCTGCAAGAGCAAGGTCCACGCTCATGGGTAGAACCTTTGACCAATCCGGTACAATCGCAGAAGCAGAAGCTCGCGTTCTAGAAGACAACCAACGCAAGATGCAGAACCGTGGGTTTGCACAATCCGTCCTTGGACAAGAAGCGGGAATTCAAACAGCAGACGATACCCGTGCAATGGGTGCAGATCAGTTTAATGTTGGCACGAAGATGGATGCCGAGAGACTACGCGAATCACTCCGCCAACAAGGCTTGCTCGGTTACCTAGATGCGGCTTCAAGGATTTCCCAAATCGAGAACCAGGACCAACTCGATCCGTTCCAAGCGATACTGGGCAGAGGGGGAGGAACTGCACTTCAGCAAGGCCAACAGGTATTCGGACAAGCGGGTTACGGATTAAACTCAGGACCGCAATACTTGAACCCCGAAGCAGGGTTAGGCTTCATACAAAACCAAGCAACGAATGCCGCCAACATGTACGGGGCGCAACAAGCCGCAGCCGCAAATCGATCAGCGGGTATCTTCGGTGGACTCGGCGCATTGGGTGGTGGAATTGCGAGTGGAGTAATCGCAGGACTTTAAACAGGAGGACACAATCATGGCACAACCATTCTTCAGAGGTA